ATCGGTTAATGCGTCTTCGCTCGGTGCGGTGTCTAATTGGGATATCACCCATTTGTAAGTTGTTGCCATTATTTATTTTTTAAAGTGTTTATTTTTTTTAACCATAAAGCGGTAAATAATATAAATTATTGTCTAAATAGATAGGCATATAATAACTATTTGCTGTTTTCCCTGTAGTTGTTGCTAACCCATTTATGTTTATATTACCACTCACTATTAATTTTTGTCCTGTATCACTTGTAGTTCCGATTAATACGTTACCCCCACTTGTTATGCGCATACGTTCGGTGTTGTTCGTCTTAAATTGTAAATCGTGGTTAGTAGAAACGTTAATTATACCCGCTGGTGCCCAAGTACCTGCTGCATAGGTAGTAGATAAAAACATATTAACCGATTCGTTACCTGATGAAATTAAAATATCAGCAAAGTTAAAAGTTGATGAACCATCTCCTTGCGTTGCTAATGTGTTTTTAATTGCTAATCTTGGGAATGTTGAACCACTACCAGAATTAGAACTTTTATTAATTTCAAATAATGAACCGGGAGCGGTAGTACCTATACCTACATTACCGCCACTTGTTATGCGCATACGTTCACTTCCACCTGCGTTCATTATTAATGCTGCACTTGATGTTAGAGTTCCATTTGTTCCGTCTGCTTCTAATTGTACATATGCAGAACCTGCTCCTAATCTTGTTGCTCTTATTATTCCACCACCTGAAGCATCTACTTGTAAAGCTACACTTGGCGATGTAGTACCTATACCTATTGAGCCGTTCTCATCTAAAATAAAACCTAAAGTGTCAGTTGTACTACTTGGTGGTCTATAATAAAAAGCGTGACCTGCCCCTGCCCCTGATGCACTATCTTGAATAGCAAAATATTGAACTGTTCTATCAGTTGAACCAACTCCGTCTATGCTAATTCCTAAAGAACCTCCACCACCTGCTCTTCTTACTTGTAATGGATAAGCAGGAGCGGTAGTACCTATACCCAACCCTGTGGAAGTTAGACGCATACCCTCAGTACCAGAAACACTAAATATATTATTGGTAGTTCCGTTAAATGATGTTGCCGTTACACTACTTGAGAATGTAGCACTTGTAGCAGCAATAGTACTTGAGAATGTAGCTGCTCCTGCATATAACCCTGCATATCCATTTGCATCAGTTAAAAGCGTAAAAGAAGTTGCATTATCAGAACCATATTGTATTCTTCTAAAACTAGCTATTGAACCTATTGCAAATCCATAAGTATCGGAACTTTTTATTGTTGAACTAAATGTAGCTGCTCCTGTAGAGGCTATAACCAAAGGACTTCTTACAATACTAAAATCAGAACTTGCTTGTCTTAATGTAAAAGTTCCAACTGTTGACGCATCTGCACCATAAGATTGCCAAAAAGCACCACTTCCCCCTTCTTGTGAAATAGTAGTTCTATTTGCTCCGTGTCCTGTAATTCCACCCGTAGACATTATAGCACCTGCAACCGATAATCTTTCCGCAGGACTTGTATTATTTATACCAACATTAGTTCCATTATCAAACACCTGACTATTACCTATTGTACTTGCACCTGTAAACTTAGGTAGGTAGTTAGTAGTACCTGTTCCCGTAATCATACCACTTAACGCACTTGTTAAAGCCAAAGTTCCCGTTGCACTTGGTAGCGTATATGTATTAGTTCCGTCCGTAATAGTTGACTCTAATCTAAGTTGACCCGTTAATCTTGCCGTACCTGTTACATCAAGTTTAAAAGTATCGTTAGTATTGTTTATAGAAACGTTGCCAGAAGATTGTACCCTCATCTTCTCAGTACTACTTGTACCAATAATAGTAGCACCCGTTTGTGAAATAATTACAAAGTCCCCTGCAACACCTGCCGTTACAAACTGCCCATTGACAGTTACAAGACCGAACTTAGCTTGGTAGATAGAACCCGTTACCGCCTCGCCCATTGATACACTCGGAGCATTACCGCTTAAACGTAAATGATTATCAGCAGTAGAATTAAAAATCTCAATAGACCTTTGAGGGTTTACTAAGCCAATACCTAAACGATTATTTGTTGCGTCCCAAAAATGATTGTTTGAACCCGTTACTGTACTCGTTCCGTTAAAAAATGTTACTTGCCCACTTGCACCCGTCCCCGTTACTGGATTGGTTAAAGCGTTCTGCTTAGAATTAAAAGTAGTCCAATCCGTGCTTGATAATAAACCTTGAGCCGAACCACTTGCAGTTGCAATAGCTAAAGTAATAGTTCCACTTGTTGTAATAGGTGTAGAGCCAATAGTTACTCCGCTTGTTGCAGATGATAAGCCTACACTTGTAACTGTACCAACCGCACCGCTTGAACGCTGCCAAATAGTTCCTGAATAAATAACATAATCGCCAACCGCAAAAGTAATCGCACCTGCTCCAAAGTTTACTGTTCCGGCTACGTTACAAATATATACATCGCCCGTGTCTCCCGTTCCGTTTGCAAGTGTAGGTGTGTTAGTCGCTGCATTCCAAGTTCCTTTATATTCCATAATAGAACTCGGCAACTGAGCGATAGGCACTTTACCTGCACTATCCAAAGAAGCATAACCATTACTAACTCCCTTTTCACTTCTTAGCTGATAAGTATTTAATAAAGCTTGTGAAGGGAACACCTCTACATAAGCAGACCCACTCCATAAGTAAAGTTTCTGCGTGTCTTTAGCACAATAGATAACGTTTATATCGCCCGTTACTGGGAACGCTGCAAGGTTAGTATAAAACGAAACCGCACCGCTAAATATCGCCCCTAATTGCGCAAGTGTAATCTTTTTACTTACTCCACTAATCGGGTCTCCTATGATAGTTAAATCTGTACTATCTGGCGCTAACTCGGTTGCTAATTGATTAATCTTTTTGCCTATCATATTAGTATGTATAAATAGATGGAACTTGACATCTATCGTTTAAGTAAGGTAATTGCATTGTAATATCTATCTTAACTCCTGCAAGATAGTCAGGGTCGTTTTCAGTAAAGAACGTAATAGCTGCGTTATCGCCTATCTCCCAAATAGCTTTAGGGTATCTAAGCTGCGCCACTATGTCTTGACCTACTAAAGTCATATCACTAAGCACTTCGGTTTCGTTGGTTTCTTCCATTAGCATTCTGTCCATAAAGTACAAGCTAAATTGATACTCTATATTCTTAGCTAAGATATTAGCACCCGTTAATGTAAAGAACATAGCAGGGTAAGTTACCTCTCCATTGCTTAAACGTTCCCACACATCGCCAAAATAAACAAAGTTAATTTGTTCGTGGTCGTTTCCGAGTGTCGTTATTTGCTCTGTTATTTGGTTTAACGTTAGGCTCATTCTTAATTTTTTCTAAATAAACACGCAGTTTATTTTGGTTCTTTATTGTTGTTACTTTACTCATAATTAGCAGCTACTACAACCTTTGTCCCCTTGATAAAGTTCCTCAAAGCTTTTACCTGCGCAGCAATCAAAATCGCCTAACCAAATGCTCGTTGTGTAAGCATCGTTCTCAGGGTGTATCGCATCAATGCCGCTACCAGGATTAAGGTACTCAGGATAAAGTGTAGAATATTCTTTTAAGTATTTAATCATTCTTTGCTTGTAGAACTCCGCACGGGTCTTGTATCTATTAGCCACGTCAATCATATCTTGCATCGAAGGGTTCTCGGTATTTTCTCCACCCTTCCTTAACAATCCTTTGTTATAGAACTGATAAGACAAGCCCATTGGCAACTCACTAAGTACATAGTGTACTAAAGTATCTGCTATGTATTGGTCTAACAAGATAACCTCGTTGCCGTTCAAGTTGTTTGCCGTAATACCTGCTTGTAAACGACTATATAAGGCACTACCTAAAGCCGGTAGGATATACATATCTTGGGCGGTTTTTATCTCAGGCAATACAAGTTTCTCGTCCACGTTTGCGTGTAAGCCAGAGCGGTCTTTAATATTCTGTACGCTTATGAATAATGTGTTTAAACTCATTTCTTATTTTCTTTTAACTATGTTTGACTTCCACTCGTGTCTGCAACTTGGCGATACTGTATTTGTTCCCGGCTTAGTGTACCAACCGCCTCGTCTGTCCCATACAGAATAACCAAGCCTTGCACTCATTGTCTCTATTTCGCTACGAGTATAAAACTTATTAGCAGTTACTAAGTACTTACAAAAAGGTCTGCTTGTATCTAAATCGCCATCGTTAAAACCTGCTTTCCACTCGTAGCTATATCTAATTAATATCTGCGTAGTTTGTGGCTTCATAGCTTCAACAATCTGTCCGATAGGTGCAGTTAATTGTCTTTCGATAATAACGTTGCTATCAATTCCTTTGCCTTGCTTTACATCATTTGTCTTAATAAACCCCTTCTCAATTAAGGTATCAATAACACGCTTTACCGCACCTACATCTTCTTTAAGTGTGTCAGCAATAACCTCTGGAGTAATACGCTTATCCTTAACAATCAAGTCCAAGATATTAGATTGTAACTGTGTTACATCTGCAAACATTTCAAAGTCCGCATCATCGCTAAATCTTGTCTTGCTTTTAAATACTTCGTAACCACTCCTATCTTCTCCGAACTCAAAGAAAACCTGAAAGTCTTGCTCACTAAATTGCTCTTCTTCTGCACCTAACCAAGTAAATATCTCTTCGTCTGTAAGCGCATAACCGCCCTTAAGCATAGAACTTGCTTGTTCTCTGGTTATCTTACCCTTGTTAAAGTCTCTAATAATACGCTGCATATTTTGCCACTCACGACCTTTCAATCCTTTAATGTGTTCGTTTACACTTAAAGGACTTGCAGCCATTGGTTGCTCGGTTACAATAGGCATACCATTATTGTCAGTCATAGGACTTAAACCAACTAAAGCTCTAATTTCATTTTGCTTCATTGACTCCAATACTTTGTTAGCAACTAATGGACTTAGATTAGATATACCATCAATGACTCTTTGTGCTTCGTTACTTGCATCAACTTCTAAAGGAGGTAAGTTAAGCATTTCTCTTATCTCGTCCTTAGTCATATTTTGAATAAGAACATTCTCTGTAAACTCAATACCGATTGGGTCAGTAGGGATAAGCTTTAATTCAACCTCTAACCCTGCATACTTAGCTAACATATTAAATACACCTTCAAGTTGCATTTGCTTATAGCGTACATAGGTATTGTTAAATATCTCGTAACTATCACGCATTTGTTGGCGGTTGCCTAATTGACCTGGAACTGCAATACCGAATAAGTCAGGACTTGTAATCTGGTGTCCGCTAAATATGTTAGTTTGTATTAACTCATCTACTCTACCGAAGTCCTCTTTAGTTAAATCACTTGCACCCAAATCGTCAACAATAGGCTTACGACTTACATCGTTTACAAAAGCAAGTAAATACTTTTTGCCGTCCGCACCTGTGTACATATTGTCAAACTGCTTACTAACGCTACGCTTCTCGTCAGGGCTTGGCTCTCCGTTTGGTAAAGTAATAAGTTTACTGGCAGAAAACCCTGTTTGAGCATTACCCAAAACGTGCTTACTAACTTCTACATCACTTTCAATGTAGTTAAGCGCACCGAAATAACCAGGAAGGCTATAAACATTCATACCCGGTCTGTACTCCTTTACATAAAGTATCTGCACACCTTGTGGGTTAGCAGGGTTAAATGCATTGTAAATCTCTGCCTTCTCTTGATTGCGTGTAACTTTCCAATCGTCTTTATACCAGAACTGTGTGTTGTCTTTGTTTGTTCTAATCTTTGTATAATCACAATGCCATAACTCAGCTACTTGTTCGCCCATTACACTCCAAATAACTTGGATGTAAGCACCGCCAAATAGTTCTAAATCTAAAGCAACCTTTTTAGTAAGGTCTATAAGGCTCTCTTCTCTATTTACTTTTTTAACTAAAGCCTCTTCTCCTGCCCAACCATTGCCGACAATGTAGTTAACCTTGCCACGAATAATTGCGTTATGCTTTGCTGATTTGTTAAATAGGTCTAATAAGTATTGCGGATAGTCATTATTTTGACCATACTGCATATACCCTTCGCCTTTTTTCTCTTTATATTCCGGTTGCTTTGCTTCCGCAAATGTCAATACTTGTATTTCCATTATTGTCTTATTGTGAATGTGCTTGTTGTTTCGTATTCTGTGAATGATATAGTTGTACCCTCGAGTTCCATAATGCCGCTTTCAAGCAGGTTTAAGCCTGTCGGGTCTGTGTTGGTAGTACTTGCTTGTTCGTAGATTGTGTAGGTGTATTGCCCGTTTAAAGCCGTATTAAAGAAGCTATTTACTACTATGCTAAACTCATTGTAACGTTCCTTGTAAGCACTTATATCCGTATTGTTTAGCCTTACGAATTTAATCTCCGTATTTGTGCTTCTATTCTCAAATATGAATAGATAGTTCGGGCTTGTTAAAAGCTGCTTCTCAGTCAAGGTAAGTATAATATTTTCGGTTTGTCCCTTTGTAAGTCTTATCACAACTATAAATATAATTAACTGCGAATGTTTGCAAAATAAAAAACCCCCACCTAATTAAAGGCGAGGGCATCTATATACAAAACCAAAACAACCTAAGTACCTGGTGTAGTAAGTGCTGCTGATACAGTAGAGTTTACTGAAGGAGCAAGGGCAGCTTCTGCACCTGTGAAGGTTAAAGTGTAACCACTTCTATCCCCAATCGCCGTTCCTGTACCTGCGCTACCGCCTGTAAGGTCTAAGCCTCTTTGTTTGCCTAAGTACCAGAATGCGCCATTGTTATCTTTGGCAACTGCTACTAATGTGTTTTGAGCCAACAACAAGATTTCGTTTCTTGTGTTAGTTTGAAGTTTGTTTAATACTATGGTCAATTCAGGAGCATAAAAAATAGTTCCGTTTTCTACACTTGCATTAACATTCTCAACTAATTGAGAAGTGCCTTTTACAAGTTCGTATTTGAAAAACTTTTTACCAGATGCTTTTACAAGTGCGGTAATAACACCACTTGCTTCTGTTGTAGAAGTAACATCTGCTGCTGCTATGAAATAAACCTCAGTAATACCACCTAAACTGTCTTTACAATCTAAGCTATAATTTTGAGTTAAAGCGCAAGGCATATTTTAAAAATTAATTAGTTTAAAAAAATGGGGGATATATTTCAATCCCCCTATAAATTATGCAAGGATAAACTTCACAGTCTCGTCAGGGAATGCGATGTTAGTACCCATTTTGAACTCAGATACGAAACGTACTTGGTCAGCTTCCTTTGCGTAGAAGATTTCAAATTTTTCCTCTTCGTTCAATAAGTCTGTACCTAAGAACATATTAGATAAACGCATAGCGTAAACCTTGTTAGTTCCGTTAAGACCTGCAACTGCAATAACTTTGATTGTAGTACCTGGTAAGATAAATTCGCTATCAGCTTTTACATCTACGTTATAAGAGAAGCTATTAGCATTCTTAAGAGCAATAGTGTAAGTGCGGAATAAATCTTGACCGCAGAAGATAGTCATATCGTCAGCAGCTACAACTTGTGCAGGGATTGCAGCGTAAACACCATCAAAGATAGATATTACGTTAGCAGCAGTAATAGTAGATAAAGGCGCACCACTAATAAAAGTAGAAGCGTTTGCAGCAACAACACCTGTTGCAGCACCTATTAATTTTACAAGCCCGTCAAATTTATTAAGATTAACATTGACAGAAGCGGTATCGCCAGTCCATAGCGCAGTCTCTAATTGAGCAGCGATAGTCTTAGCTTTCTTTTCGCTATACTCTTGCTCAAAAGGTACTGAGTCATAACTTGAACCTGTTGGTAAAGCCTTTTGTAAATACTTTGCTTCTAAGTCTTTAGGACATAAAGCTTCGTTTACTTTAATCTTACCCGGAGTTACAGTTCTTTGAGTGAAAGTTGTAGAGCCAGAAGCAGTAAAACCACAAGCAGCACCATCTTGGAAGATAGCGTCAGTTTGCATTATATTTATCTTCTCAGAACTCTTAACTCCAACCATAATTCCACCAGCGCTCTTAATAAGAGTCGCAGTTTTTGAACCTAATACAGAAGATGTTACAAGTAGAGCCTCGTTTTCTTTTGTATAGTTTGCTAATGCAGATACATCAAATCCCATTTTATTTTATTTTTATTTGTTTAATAAAGCGTTTCTAAATTTTTCAATTCTATCGTACTTCATATTGTGAGTTGTTACGTTAGAACCGAAGGTTTGTTTTGGTTGCGCAATAGGTTCAGCGTTAGGTGTCTTAGTAAGTGCCTCTATTAATTCAGCTACTTGACTAAAGCCATTCTTAACTTTTGCCTCTAATTGTGCTACTTGTGTTTTAAGATTTTCGTTTTCAGCTACTAAGTTTGTAATTTCGTCAGCCATTTTCTCGTCATACTTTTTACCCATTTCAGCAGGGTTTTCGTCAGCTTCTTTAGCTTCTGCTTCTGGGGTTTCAATAGATAAGATTTTAGCGGCTTCGTCTAAAACAATTTTAGTGCCGTCAGCTAATTGGTGTTCGCCAACAGGAGCAGGACTTCCGTCTGCTAAAGTAACTTCGCCACCAATAGCAAGTTCGCTTACCATAACCTTCGTTCCGTCCATAAGGCTATACTCAGCGAATGTAACAGGTACTTCTTCGATTGGTGCTTCAACAGGTGCAGGAGCATCCATTGGCATATCTTCGAACAAAGCCCTAATTTGCATAATTGCATCTTTTGCGTTCATCATTCTTTTTGTTTAAATATTAATAAAAGATTTTGTTTATCATTTAACCCTCTGCAATATTTCCTTTATTGCATTCATAAGTTCTTGTTCTTTGTTTGGCTTTGTCTTGTAAGTAAACAATCCCTCTACACTAAAGCCTTTGAATTTACCCTCTTTAACATCGTTCCACACCCCTTCGTTATCTACTTTAAAGCTACCAAACCACGACCCGTCTGGTGCATCTTCAAAACCTTTCATTGGTTGTATGCCTCTGCTTTTGTCTGTTATAAAGCTTTCAAACATAGTAACACCTTCGACTTGTTTGTCAGGCGAGTGCATCAAATTCACGTTTGATTGGTAGCCTCTTTTGAAAAACTTTTGCGCAATCTTGAAAATAGTATCTTTAGAAAAGACAACATAGTAATCGCCATAAGTAGCATCGCTCCTAAAAATAGGTACGTCAGCAAGCATAAGAGGTCCAGAAATAATACGCTTATCTTCGCTAACCACTTGAAAGCGTTGTTGATTTTTAAATGCATTCCAGTTCTTTTGTATAGCAGGTTTGTCAACGAGTGCCACATAATCGACCTCGGCATCGTCATTCATATCCTCGCTAATGTCTAATAAATAAACAGGTAAGTCCATATCTTTAAATATTAAGTGTTTTAAATTGTTATCATTTAACCAAATCTTGCCCTTTGCTGAATAGCTGCCATACGTTGTTGGCTATTGGTTACATCGCTTTCTACAACATAGGCTCTCGTTGCTTGATTACCTAAAGCATTTATTGATTGTGCGCTAATATTTGTAGTAGCTGCTTGTGGTTGTGCAGGTGCTATTGGTGCAGTTGCTGACACATTTGGAGCAGAAATGTTAGCTGCACCACCACCACCGCCGCCAGGTGTTTTTACTGCTAATATTGACTTAACGTTTTTAAGACCACCTACAACTGCAATACCGGCAGCAATAGCCGCTCTAATAGGAGACGAAGGGTCTCCAGGTATTAGCTGAGATGTATATGCTTTTTGTGCGCCTAAATAAGTATCAATCGTAGTTGAAGCAATAGCTGCTACTTTTCCTGCCGCAGTATTTTTACCAAGTACATCAGCAATAGTGTTTAATAACTGAGAAGCGATTTCTGCGTTTCTAACTTTAGCTTCTGTCTCTTGCTTATCTATCTCAGTTCTTGCCTTTGCATTAGCATCTATTCCTGCGGTAAATTGCTCTTCTGTTATTAATTTTTTAGCATACGCATCTTTAAGAAGTATATCTTTTTCTTTTAATAAATTTCTTTCTATTTCTAAATCAGCAGTATTTTTAGCTATTTTTTTATCTAAATCACTTATTTCTTGTGCTGCATTCTTTTTATCTTCTGTTAATTTTAAAGCAGCTAAAGCTTGTGTTTCTTTAGTTGCTAACGCTATCTTTAACGCACTCTTTTGTTCAGCAGTTAAATTTTCATTAGCATCTATATCTTTTCTTTGTTGTTCGTAGCTTGTAAGTAATTGTTCTCTTGCCTTTGCGTTTTCGTCTACAATACCTTCTAACTTTGTTTCAAGAGTAATTTTATTTAATTCTTTTTGAAATGCAGCCTCTTTGTCTTTTGCATCTTTTTCATTTTTATCTTTTAAATCTTTTTCTTCTTTTGCAAATTTATCTAATACCGCTTTCTTTTCTTTTTGTTCTGCTGCTGCTAAATCTCCATTATCTTTTATACCTGCTAAAGATAATTTCTTTTGCTTTTCTGCATAAGCTTCTGTTATATTTAATAACTCTTGCTCTTGGTCTGTCTTTAATTTTTTACTTGCTTCTGCTAATATTAATTGCGCTTCCTTTTCAGCTTCTGCTTTTTCTTTAGCAATTTCCTGTGCTGATTTTTTTGTAGATGTTGCATATTTATTATCAGCTTTTGTTTGTTTCTCATTAGCTTTTTTAGCATTGTCTTCTTTAGTTTTTTGAGCAACAGCATCAATTACCTGCAAATCATTCTGTAAGTCTTTGTATCTTTTAGATTGTTCACCATACAAAAGACCTTTACTATCTACGGCTTTTCTTAAATCATTTAATTCATTATTGATTTGTTGCTTTCTAAGTACGTCTACTTTACCTTGTTCCGCTCCTTGTGCTTGTATTAATTTAATCTGCCTTTCTATCCCTTCATTAACTACTTTAGTATTAGCAGAAGATTTTGCAAAGATTGCTTGTCTTTGTTGCTCTGCCCTTGAAGCCGCATTTGTTACTCCTATTAAATCAGTAAACGAGTTAATAACATTTCCAACAGTAGAGGCAAATTTTCCAAGACCTGGTATTGCATTAAGGATTGCAGCTTTTATTTTACCAAAGTTTGCTATTAGTAAACCTAAGGCAATAATTATTGCTCCTATTCCTGTTGCAAGTAAAGCCCCTCTAAATACTTTTAAAGCAACACTTGAAGCAGTTGTAGCTACTGTTGAACTATTGGTTGCCGCTGCTTGTGCTTTAGTTGCTACTGTTGCGGCTACTGTTGTTACCGCATCTGCCTTCTGTATTGCAACCTTTTCGCCAATTACAAAATTATAGGCAGCTTGAAATGCGCTTGTACTTTTTATAACTGCACCTAATTGTTTAAAACTATCTACACTTTCCCCTACTGCTTGTAAGCCTTGAGATAAAGCCATTGCAGATTGTACCTTTAACAAAGTTTTTTCTACTTCTGCTGACTCTACACCAAATAAACCAATCGCCCCTTGTGCTGCTGCAAAGCCACCGGCTACACCACTAAGCGAAGCGGTTAAGGCTTTAAACTTAGCATCTGGATTGAAGGCATCAGTCAAAGCTTTTGCATCGCCTATTCTGTCTTTTAATTCTCCTGCTCTTTTTGCAGCTTCAATAGCTTCTTTAGAAGTTGCCCCAAACTTATCGGATAAAGCTTGTACCTCTTGTTGCGCTTCTTTTAACTGAGATTTTAAAGAGCCTAATGCTTGTTCTTGGTTACCGCCTACTTTTATATCAAACGATAGTTGATTTTCTGCCATATCTTATATTGTTGGGTATTTTGTGTTAATCACTTTTAAAAATGATAGTTTAGTAGTGTTGTATTCCATAGGGTTAAAGTTCTCAACTTTATTAAGTCTAAACAATACCCCGTCTATATAAACGTACTTGCTAAAATCTAAATTGAAAATGTCTACTATGTCTAATAAACCAAAGCAACTTAATAGCTTACTATCCTTGTTTGTAATCTCTGCAAGGTAAGGGCTATGAAATTCGTTAAACACATTAAACTCAGTAAAGTTAGTGGGTGCAAATTGTAATTCTTTAGGTGCGCCAAAGTTAATATCGCTTGTTGAATTATTTGGGTCGTTTAAATGTCCTGCATAACCATAACTTGTAAAGCTACCTAATACAGTACTTGTATTTAAAATGTTCCAACTTGTTACGCTTGTAATTTTCTTTGTCTGCATTATACGAATGATGCTATCCATTCTGTCCTCAGCACTATTTGTGTTTGACTTCTTATAGATTGCAGGGAACACTTTGTCTTGTCCTGTTGCTTGGTATAATACAGATGCCGCAAATATAACTTCTAAATTATCGGTTTCTTTTACAAAGTCAAATTCAGTATCGTATATAAAATCGCCATAACCTTCGGTGTACTTCTTACGATAGTTTTCGTTATAGAAGTCATTGTCTTGTTTGAACTTATAGTTATAGTAACGAGCATTAACTTCACTCATTGGCTTAATACTTAAAGGCTTTGCCCTATCTACTTTGTTAGTCCAATCCAAAGCATCAGCCGCGTTCTCAGGATAAAAATCCACATACGGACTAATAACCAGTTCTTTGTCGTTAAACTTATTCTCATATACATATAGGTTAAACATCTTTACAATGCTTAAAAAGAAGTCCCTTTGGAATATACCCTTTGGGATTGTTTGGCTTACCTTAATAGTTTCGCCTAAGTTAATTTGTACTTGTGTCGGGGTGCTTGTAGTTATACCTATGTTACCCGTAAATATTTCAATCTCCATTAACGTACCAAGTATTTCTACTTGCATAGTATCTGCACTATTAAACGTAATGCCTTGAGCAGTAAAGTTGCAATTAAGCATTCTTGTAGCACTCGCATCAAAATCTTGCGAGGCAATTTGTACTCCGTTTTTTCTAAGTATTACAGTATAGGTAGGCTGCGCAGCATTAAAGAAGTTTACAAAGCCTGTCAAAGTGATTTGTATGTTTGTAGTTAGCGTTGCGCCTGAATAAGTAAACAAAGTATTAGTGCCGTCAATAGCAAAGCTACCTGCGGTTACTAAAGTATATTGAACGAAAGGGTCGCTTGTTAATAGCATATCTCTATTAATAGCACTTGCACTCATACTGGTATTATTTAACGCAGTAATAGTTGTTTGGTTATGCGGTATAATAAGCCTTGTAAATAAAGGCGTGTCAAAGAACGAGCAATCAAATGTATAATCTGTACCTGCAAATATCTTATCTATATATTCCTTTACATACAAAGCAGGTCTAAACGTTGTATATTGAAAGTCTTTTTTTGCTACTCCGTATGCTCCTGGTCCTGTTGAACCTGTACCCGTGCTAACACTTCCGTAATCAATAAGCGGATAGTAATACCCAGAACCCCCTGCATTATCCCAACTCGCACTAATATTGGCTACACTATAAGTATGGTCGTATGCGCTAAAATCTAAATCTTCTAAACGCCTATTACCTAACTGATTAATAAAACCACCAAGTTCCCCAAACACGCTGCACTGGTATTCAATAGTTTCTTTGTCGATAACTATTTCTAATATTCTTAAAGTGCCTTTAAATATCTGCACCTTATCAATAAATATTTTGCAGTTAGCTTGTTTAGTTACGTTGTAGTTATACCCTACGTTTGGTAATGCATCAACTGTTACGTTGGCATTGTTTAGTTCAAAGATGTAACCAAAGATTAGGTTATTATTTGCCGTTCCTGGTATGCTTATTGTTTTGCTGAATGAAGTATTGCGACTACCGAACTCACTTACATCGTCAATGGCATAAGTAAACTCGGTAGATATATCCTGCAATAAATCAATCTTCTCGTCTTCTATGTATATCTCTGTGCTAATCATTATCTGAATTGGCTTGTTAAGTATTTACCCACTTCGACCTCAATCTCAAAGTTAAACAATCCGTCTGCACTATCTAACTTATATTGGTAATTGCTTGTGCTTATTGTAACAGGGAAGTAAGCACCAAGAACCTCCATATATACAATAGGGCTTGATACGAGTTGAGATAGCCACGAATAATCTTGTTCGCTAACCCAATCGCTAATAAGCTTATATTTATCCTTATGCTGAATAGCATAGTTAAAAGTCGTTTCGTTATATCTGTTATATCCATCAATGTTTGTCATTTGCCCACCTACAAGCTGATAGTCGCTTCGCCTGTATGATGCCCTTTGATATTCGCTTGACCTTCTATTAACGAGGGCAAACTTCTTTGTGTCCCAACCGCCAAGCCTATTCAGGAACTCCAAGTTAAATTGTTGGTATTTAGGATAGCACTTATGTCTTATCTTAATTACCCTTGTTTGTGCTGCGCCTCTTTTTAAATAGAAGTTATAGCCGTATGTATCTTCGGTAATTATAGTTCCAGAAGCAAATGCGTTTATGTGTCCTGCTTGTAAGTTAAACATATTAAATTCGCCATCTAATGTTATGTTGCCCGATACAGTACTTGTAACCACATCGCCTTGCCCTAACACTTCTACAAAAGCTGAGTAACCCCCTAAAGCTATGCGTAGAAACGTGATGTAAAAGTTATCGCCATACTCAAGCGTTATATCGTCCGTGTCCCTTTCCGTTAAGAAGTCATCGGTAAAGTTTTCTAATAGTAAATTATCGTAATAGTCGGATAGCACTAAAGGTGTATTGTTCTTTGTCAGAAACACATCGGCAAACAATGGCGGCACGAAGTTGTAAGCTGAGTAGCTGCCAGATGCTAAGTTGGTAGTTGTAATACCGCTAACTTCTTCGCCTATTCTTAATTGGTAATCTACTTTAATCTTGTCGTTTGATGCTACAAGTATTGAACTACCAGAAGGCTCAAAGTAATTAGTTACAAAACTTCTAACCATTGGCGATGCGTTAAACACCCCATAGCTGCCCTCTGCACTTGGCGAAGGGAATACCTTTGACCTAATTACTTGGCTGCCGTTTATATATACATCGTACACAAACTTAAAGTTTGTAGTTCCGCTATTAGTAGAACTTGACACGAACCAAAGGTTATCGTGCATAGACGAATAGGGCGCAGGGCTACTTGTTACTGTTATTGCCATTTTTAACTTCGTTTACTATTTGTTTTATTTGTATTTGAACATCGCTACCAACTGCAAGTGCAACATCTGCTACAAAATCTTTATTAAATATTTGGGCTACTGCTCTGTCAAAATACTTTGTAGAGGTAATACCTTTTCTGTGAATGCTTCTGGCTATAACAAAAGCTAAAGACCTTTTGCTTTCAATCGCTTTAGTTTCTACTCCAAGTTTTGTGTACTTTTTAACCGCTACTGTCTTAAGTTTATTATAACCTAACCATTTTTCAACTGCACCAATATTGACGTATTTCTTTGCCTTATCAAATTTATAGGGTGTATTAGGGTCTGCCTTTTCGTTTGTTGTACCTAAAACCCCTTTATTGATAAACCTAAAGTACTTGTCTTGCTCACTTCCCTTCTCATAACCTACGCTCAAAATATAGCCAGTACCGAATTTAGTTAATAAAGGTTCTGCCGGGTTTGCTAACTTACCAGAACTTGTTATATTTTCCTCGTCTAATATTTGGGTAATCCTTGTGTTAAAGGCTTGTCCATAAATAGCAAGTACCCTTTCCAATATAGGTAAGTCCTTTGGATTGACCTTGCCAAACTCTGTATCTCCTATGCTTTGTATAAAGCTTGACTGAAGTTCTCTTATTTGTGCTTTTGCTATACTCACGCTAATAAATATAAGGAAGGTCTAAAAATAACTAACCCCACCAAAATTGGCAGGGCTTGTCTGGGGGGCTATCTTAATTTCCTATGTTGCTCTTTATCGTAATCGGCTTTAGCCTTTAGATAAGATAGCGTATTTAAGTAGTGTATTGTTCTTAACTCATAAGCTTGGTCAACTGTAATATTTTCTTGGTCGGCAACAGATTTGGTACAATACTGCCATCCAAAGTCTCGCATAAAGTTTGAACCACCTTTAGTGCCGTCTCCGTATCCATCCCCTTCGCTATCATTTCTTGTATCAAATAACCCTGAGAAACTTCTATCCAGTTTCTGTAAACTTGATAAAAAAAAACAACCGATTGGTATATGTGCATAAACTTTGCGCCTTGTAAGTCCTCTGCATATTGGCTATGCTTAGAAGCGTCATACTTGTCATCAACCCATTTGCCGTGCCAATTTTTGCGCTGAGGCATAACCATTGAGGCTGCTAACTTGTGTAGGTTACCTACTAAGTCCGTGCTAAATACTTTAGTCTCAATGTATCTGGCTGCTTTGATTTGCTGCACATCATAGATAAACCTATAACGTTTGCCGTTTACTTCTGTGTACTTAACAGGCTTACCTTCAATTTTATCGTCTAAGAAGCCCAAGGTTGCCTTCATTTTATTAAACTCCCCTACGCTGAGGCTATCGACTTGCGTGTCTGTAATGTTGTATAAAATGCCTACAAGCTTACTTTCTACATCAAGGTTAGTCCAATCCTTTTCAGGCTTAGTTACTATTGGATAAATCTGTTGGTACTGCCATACTGTTAATTCGTTCCAGGTCATTGCTTATCTTTTTTATCTTGTTCTAACATCTTGTTGCTTTGGTCTATTAAGCGCACCCATACTATTGAAATTATGGTTGCAAAGAATATAGAGCATAAAATTCCTACTATCATTTGGTTTGGTTATAAACGTCTCTAATTTCTATAATCATTAAAATTAGTACAATAACTCCGATTATTGTTAAAATCATTTGTTTTATTTTAAAGATACGGCTACACTTGTTGTGCTACTTTTGGCAGGTGGGTAAACCCTTGTAACCTCGCCAGTAACTCCGTTAATAATATCAAGTCCTTGATGTGGCACTTTTTTAAGGAACTCTTCCATATCCTTTTTAGCTTTAGTGGCATCGTTAAAGTCAGCTATAATTTCCTCGTAAGCAGGACTTTCGCATTTGGTATAATCGTATTTAACACCTACTTCACGAATGTTAAACTTAGCACTCATATACTCAAAGTCCTTGCCGTTTAATACGGCTGCTTGTAATACGGCATCTTTGTAGTCCTTGTTTGCCTTTAGGGTTTCGAGCATATCTTCTAAGGCTTTAACCTGGAGATGTGTTTTAAGTGGGTCAAGTTCCCCTGCGTTTAGGCGTTCAATTAATTGATAGGTAAACTCAGCCCTTTGTTCTTTTGTTGTTTCAAAGATTTGTTGTAGTTCCATTTGTTTATCTTTTAAAGATGTTTAGTTTTTGTATGATAGCCATTATTAATAAGCCAATATAAGCTAAGATGCCAATAGTAAAAAAAGCTATTTTGAATTTAAGTGCTTGTAAACGATTGTCTTTACTATCTTCTTTAGTATTTCCCATACTGCAATTATTAATAAGATACTCATATTGTCTCAGGCTTGTAATTCTCAATGTCAAAAAAGCCGATTTCTGACTTATGTTTTGGACTTCTCATTCTACGCTTAGAAGGTTCATACCCTTTACTCTGGCAGTAGGTAAGTATCTCCAGATAGGTAGCATCTATGTTAGACATCATTATACTAATAGGCTCACTTGCGTAATACTTGTCGATGTATTCTTTTGTGCTTTGTGTCATTGTTTAGGGTTATAAGGTAATCAAATGTAGCTGCCATTGCAAAGCCTGTTGCAATTAGCAGAAGGCAAATAGCATAAATCATTTTGAGTAGATGTCTTGTAGTTGCCCTATAAGGTAACAAGCTGCTACTAATACTGCTAAAAATTGTGCGGTTTCTTTTTTCATTGTGTTTGGTTAATATTGTTTATAATTTATTTCCTTTTAAAACTTTTAATACTTTAATTGGTTCATTTCGACTATCTACTATTAATTGATAACTGTAACCTTTATTTAAAAATGATAATGCTTTTTTATATTGTGATAAGTTCATATGCCCTCCTTTTTTATAAGCATTTAACTCTTGTAATGGATTTGAGTTTCTAAAATAAAATTGCATAAATAATGTTTAGTGGGTTAAATTGTGCGTTGAATAGTCGCACCCCTATTTTTATTTACCCTATGAGTGTCCAAAAGAATTCCCACTCATTAGTGTTATGATTAAAATTAGAGTTTAGTTCTATTATGTTATCCTTATGCAGTTGTTGTATTGCTTGATAATATTTATTTTTTAGTATACCATCTTCGTTCATAAAATAGTTATCGTTGTGAAATTGCAAAACATTGTTAGCATCTTTTGTTGATAAAATTTCGTGTTGTGGTTTCATTGTTTTTGTTTTTGTGGTTAAAAAGGTGGGGCTATATTTCAAGCCCCGTTTTAATTAATAATTAGGTGTCAATATCCAAATAGTATTTTGTAAACTATCGTTTAATCTCTGCGCCTCGTGTATTTGCATTTCTTTTCTATCAAAAAAGGAGTTTATTTTTTGCGGTTCTGCTGCCTCGTGTTTGAATACTAAAATAAAAATTTGTTTCATTGTATTTTGTTTTTGTGGTTAATTGATATATCAAATATACAACCTTTTCACATTCCACAATCAAATGAGCAAACTTTTTTTTAAAAATTGTGATGAGCGGTAAATATCAAGGATAAGCGGTAAATTATAGGAAGGCATACCTACCCGTGCCACGTTTAAGGCTAAAGTTCTGCCAAGCCAAAGCCAAAGCCATTACGGCATCATCGTGAAATCCTGAAGGTGCGGAATACTTTACCCCCGTTGCGGTGTATTGATACTCAAACACTTCTAACTCCTGGCTGATTATCCCTTCAGGATAGCCAATCTTGCCTTGATGGATAGCAGCTTGTAAGCCTTCCATTAGCTGCTGCTTACTTGAACTTGTGAACTTTAAGCCTTGTATCATTACCCCTTCTCTTTGTAAGTCCTCAAGGATAGGGTCGCCAACCCCCGTACTATCGACAAGGATAGGGCATTTAGGCAGCCTAAGTATAGTTTGCTTAGTATTGTGCCAATCCATTTGAAAGCGGTCAAAATAAGCCACATTCCCGTCTTCGTCTAAACCTACAATAACAGTCCAATCGACCGACTTGGCAAGGTCAATTCCATAAGCTACTACCGGCATAGTCGTAACTGGGTGTAAGCACTTACGAATATGTTGACTACCAAATGGGTTTGCTGCGTTTTCAGCAGGGTTTGCCATATACTCCTGCTCGAATACAACCTCTGGCAGTTGCTTCCTTGCATCGTCTATTTCGTTCGGGTCTATGTATGGGTTATCGTATGTAGTAAACTTAAAGCTTTGCCAATCCGGCTCTGCTTTGCTAAACAAACTAAAGAAGTAGTTTTTACCTTTAGGGGTGCTAAGAAATATAGCTTTCCCTTTGTAGTCAGTTAAGGTAGGTCTTATTGAGTTGAGCCACCCGTCTTCTAAGTTAGGTATGTAAGACGCTTCGTCTATTACTGCCAAGTGAAACTTTAAACCACGAAGATTATCTAACCTTTCGCCTGTAAAGAAACGTATGCTGCCACCCGTTATGAAAGTTATAACCAGGTCGCTTTCATTCTTAGAGTATATCTCTAAAGGCAATAGGTCTATAATATCTTTAAAAAATATTTTACCTAATTGGTAAGTAGGTGTAATGTAAGCTACTCGCTTTTTATTTACTGCCGTGTCTATGCTAATCGTTTGGCTAATCAAAGACTTGCCAAATCTTCTACCTGCCATCATTACAATAAACCTACTATCGCAGTCAATTACTTGCTTTTGCGCAGAGTGTGGGTTATGTAATTTTAAGCCTACTGTCTGCATTACTTATCGTAAGTTATTTTAATCTCACTTACTTCGTGTTTGTTCTCGGACTTCTCTACCAAGCTATTTAATCGCTGAGTTATGCTTGGATTGTAAACCCCTGCCATACCACCTTCGATTTGGTCTTGCCTAATTGATTTCCTAATACGCGAACAGATAGTTAAAAAATCTGCGTAAGCATTATTTGTATTAGCAAAGTAATGACTTAAATCTCCTATAACTCCTTGATTATAACAATAGTTCTCAAAGCCTTCTATTGTCAAAGGTCGCTCTCTTAATCTGTAAACTTCGTCCCCGTCTTTACCTACGAAGTCGTGTACTTTAATTGGATTGCTTTTACAATGTTCTGCGTACTCAGTAAAGTATTTAAGCATTAACTCTGGTGTCTCTATAAGTTTAAACCTACCCATCTATTTTATTTTTATAGTGTATACATATCCTTTCCATTACGGATAGGTAATATGTGTTAAAATCTTTATACCCTTCGTTGTCTTGTTCGTATCTTCTGTATAAGATGCCCCTTAATCTTTGGCTTGGTGTCTTGAATGTGTCTACATCTGCCTTTAGGTTTTCGACTATGTCTTGCTCTTCTTTACTAAACGGCTCTTCTTTAATTGCCAAGTAGCAGAACTGTTGGTTAAGCTGAAATATATCCGCAGCATCTTTAGGACTTAGTTCCTGGGTTGCTATTGTAAGCTTTATAGTTTTGTCTTTGCGTGATGCTATGCTTTCAATTTGGCTTGATAGTATTATCATAGTATGCCGTTGATTATATCGTTTGCTTCGTCTATTGCGTCCTCTTGGTCTAAGTAGCTATCTACATCTGCTATGTGCTTATTGATTAAAGTTTCTGCCATTGAGTAGGTGTAGTGTCCTATTGTGGTCATATCGTCTCCGTCTTTACCTGTCTTACATACCGCAAGGAAGTAAACTTTGTGCGTTAGGAGTAGCCAAATAGCGTTTAGTTTTCTCATCTGCCTTGTCCTTTGTATGCTTTTTCTCTTGGCGTGTGCTTGTTAAAGGACTTCTTTGCAGAGCCTCTTTTGCGTTTGCCAAAGCTAACTTTGTTATTGTTCTCTTTAATCTTTGCCATAATTCTTTGCGTGTATGTCTTTTAGAAACTCTTTATATTGTTTTTTGTCTCCGTATTCTAAATGGCAATCTCTACAAAGGCACATCAAATTGTTAATCGTATCTTTTTGTTTTGTGCCACCCATTCCCCTCGCTTCTATGTGATGTATGTCTTTTCCTACACCACCACAAACCTCACAAGGAACAAACGATGTAGCGTCATAGCCCATTCCTTGTAAGTAAATTTGCGTGTGTTTCTGCATAGCTTCCCATTAAATTTTTTCGTTGATTAATAATTAAAAATTTAACTATGAGAATATTTTTATAACTCTTCTTTATGGTATAAGTATTGACTATCTTCTGTATGTACTGCGCCTGTCATTAATTTGCCACTTGCATCTTTGTGAGTTGGTCCGGTGTATAAAGTGCCGTCTGCTAAATAATGCGGAACTCCCACCTTAAATTTGTCTTTGTCAATCTCTTTTAATTTGTTAATCGCCCATTCTACACCAGAAGTCCCACCCCAAGCGTCCCACATTAACCCACCGCAACCTTCACTATAAGGTACATCTTTATGTTGCTGATGTCTTTTAAAGGAAGCCATACGAGCAATCGTATCTCTGCTTATTGGTTCTTTGTTTGCTAACTGCCTTGCTCTTGCTTTTCCTGTTGCTTCTCCGCACGAACCCCAACCATTTTTATCTGCCCATTCTATTGCCCTCTTTGCGTTATTAGTTGCGCCCTCTGGGTAGTCGGTATAGCTATCTGCAAACTTGCCACCTGCAAGAATAGCTTTCCAAACTTGCATAGCTTTCTCTTCGGTTTCAAATACGCAGCCTCCGTTACCTATCTTATATTTTCCGTTTGAGCATTTTATTATTGGCATAGTTTACTATAAATATACTTTCTATCTAAATTTATCTCATCAAAGTTATACTTCTTTTGGCAGAACTCAAACAACTTCTGTCCGCTTTCCTTTCGCATATCCGCATCATTAACCAAATTCCTTATATGTATGTTCCAATCCTTTTGGCTTCTTACATAGTGAACGGGCATATCTAAGTAAGGATTAACGTGGCTAACTATGGCAGGGTTCTTTTTTGCAGCCGTTTCTAATACCTTAAGGTTTGACTTCATAGTGTTAAACTTATTATCTACTAAAGGGATAACTGAAATATCGCTATCCGTATAAGCACCCATATATTCCGTAACCCTTGCATAGTTATAAATCGTAGGGTTAAGTTTTAAACCGCAAGTGAAGGCATCAATCATTTTATCCCAGATAGGTTTCTCCGCATCGTTGTAACCTGCTATTACAGTTCTTATATTCATACCTTGTAGCCTTTTAAACGGCTGCCTTAGTATTTCTAAATCTCGTTCGTGCGTTCCGCTACCTGACCAAAACAATCTTACTTTGTAATCTTCTGTCTTATTATCCTGGAACTGCTCTTGCCCATAAGGTAAAGCGTTTGGTAAGATGTGTACGTTCTTATTAAATGGGGTTATCTCTCCTGCTAACCTTTCGTGTGTGCAGGTGCAAAGGTCTGCAATCTTTAAGTAGTCGGTAATCTGTTTGCCTATGTTATTGTATTTGTATCGGTAATATAGAAGATGGCTTTCGCTAAGTTCCCAATGGTCATCGTTATCGACTACTAACTTAAAGCCGTACTTAGTTCGCCAGGTGTCCATTTGCTTTGCATCAATCTCGTTAAGCATTCTATTCATTAACACAATGTCCCAACCCTGCTCAAGTAGTTCGTCATTCAATACATCGGTAATAAGTGCGTACTCTTTTTCTAAGTGTACTATCGGCATCATTATTCTATGCAGTCCTACGCCTGAGTTAGCAGAAGTTATACAAAGTATTCGCATTTTATTTTTTTAGTAGTTCTGTTATTGGTATTAAAAAACCTTTTGAAGTATTATTATCGCCACCATTTTTTATATACATATTATTTTTATAATAATACCTTAACTTTTCTTTTAATCTTATAACATCAAATATAATGGCAAAGTTAATCTCATTTATTTTATATACCCAATAATTAGCATCGGTAGTTGCTATACCAGATGGCTTACCCCTTGACTCAAATTCTATAAATATATTACCAGTACTATGTGCTTTGGTATCACATTTAACTTCTACTTTGCTACCATTAGAAAAAATATTTTTTACCCAATCTTCTGCAAGTTCTCCAAAATTTAAATCGTGTGTAAAGCTTGACGAATATTTCATTTTTGATTTTTTATTAAAATTCGCATCTTATATTCTTTTGGTTGTGGTATATGTCTTGGTATTTTTCCCATACACTTTGCGCCCGTCCTAAACTTTCGTCTTTCATTCGTCTGTAATCTGTTCCATTGCCTACATCGTGTCCTATGTGTTCTGACCTCATATCCGGAAGGTAGTAATTAATAAAGCCTGATATTGTTGCTCGTTCTGCATAATCTCTGTCTTGCATTCCGTAAGGGTCATACTCAGTATTGTAACCGCCAACTGCATCTATAAGTTCACGAGTGATAAAGTTATCGCCAAAGGGTGTATGCGTTTTATGTACCCCGTCTATTAATGGCGGCAAATCTTCTACGCAATGTATTCCTATTATGCCTGTCTTCTCTATTCGTTGTGCAAACAAAACAAACTTAGCTAACCAATCTTGCGGTAATAAAATATCATTAGCTAATAAACAAACTGCATCATAGTTCTGAGTTATCCTAAGTCCTGCGTTTACTCCGGCTGCTATGCCCCTCTTTTCTTTTGATAAGTCATAACCGGCAAAAGGGTAGCTAAAGTTTTCGTGTGTGTCGCTGCCGTTATCTATTAAGAAGCAATCGGCATTGTAACCAGAGTTAAAAAAGTTTTGCTTAATTACACGCTGAGTTAAGTCGTGTCTGTTTTGTGCAAGTAATAAAATAGCTACTTTCATTATCTTATGTTTGAGCCTATTTCCCTTGCCGGTACTCCTGCATATTTAGTATTTGGTTTTGCATCTCCCTTTACAAAGGCACTTGCCCCCACCATACAATTCTCTCCGATGTTTGCAAACTGGTGTAGAACTGCGTTAAGTCCTATATTAGCACCTTTATCTACAATAGAATGCCCACCTATTTTTGCTCCGCAGCTAATTGTTACATTGTCTAAAATAGTGCAATCGTGTCCGATGTGTGCGTGTTTCATTATAAAACAATTATTTCCTATAAAGGTATCAATCTCAGTTCCTGCATCTATTGTTACAAGTCCTGTAATAACATTGTTATCGCCTATGTAAACTTTGCCCTTTTCTTTATTCCAGAACTTCTTATGTTCGGCAGGGTCTCCGATTATACAATAAGCACCAATGTAGTTTCCGTCTCCAATAATTACGTTATCGCCAATGATAGCGGTCGGGTGTATAAAGTTTGCCATAGTTAAGTAGTACAAGCGCAGTCATACGCAGGGTTTATGTTTTCTAAATCAAATTCCTTAAACAAGTTATTCTGTGATATATTTTTAAGCGTTTCTATTGTTACTCCGTTAAGATAAGTGTACTTGCTTCTTTTCTCATCTTCTATCCATTCGTCTGCAAGTTCTGGGAACTCCCTTAATATTGCTAAGATAGCGTTTTTACCTTTCATAAAACACAAAGTGCAATTACCTAATATAGAAGGTATTTCTAAATTGTAAGGCTTTTTGCTCCAATACTCATTTACTATTTGCTTAGTAACTTTGCTTTCAAACAAAGGGAACTTATCGTGTACCTTCTTAAATCTTTGGGTACGTCTGCTTACTCGCATTGGTTCGTCATATCTAAAGCCTACCAAGTTTTCAAATTCTCTTACGCCTATGCTTCTTAAATATCTTTTAGCCGTTTTAATCTTTAGTTCTATTGTGCAGAACCTTTTGAACTGATTAGGTAAAGCCTTGTTCTTTTTTAACATACCGGCAAAGCCACCTTCGTAACTTATTCTTGTTACAGGTATATTTTCAAATGCTTCAAAGTCATTAATAAATTTATAGGTCTTAGGGTGTTCTCTCATAGTATCGCAAAACAATACTATGTCTCCTGGCTTATATTCCTGGATAGTCATATAAGCAGAAGTTTTGCCACCGCTAAAATTAATTACCCTTTGCATTCTTTTTCTTTGGTTCTGGTTGTAAATCGTACCATTCGTAAAGCCTTTTAATCATATCAAATATACAATGGCTGCACCATACAGTTAAGATAAAATCTGGACTCATATACTTGCGATAAATATGCTCATACATTTTTAAGATGTCTAAATCTATATTCCTTACATATCCGTTCTGCACCATTTCGTAGTTACTTCTGTAATGGTCTAAATAATTTCTGTGTTCTATTTCCATAAGTTCCACATTAGTTTAGATAATAAAGGTGCTAATACTCCTGGTATAAATACAAACGCAAATACGTCTGTACATATTGCAGGAAGTAAATATAAAATTAATCCTACCCAAGCTGCTAAACAACTTGTACAACTAAAAGGCTTGTAATCTAAATACCATTTTCTGTGAAACTGATGTATCTCTACAAAGAATATTGCAAAGCATACTGCTGCGATAATTATCATTTGCGTAATTGTTTTTTAAGTTCTCGTTTAGTTAATTTAAGTTCCCTGTGTACTGACATATAAGGTATGCCTGTAACTCTGCTAAGTTCTTTAGCGTTGCAGTTATGGTTAATAGCATACACTCTTAAAAGTTCTGCTTTGTACCAGTGCATCTTGGATAGTTCGTTTTCTACTTTGTTAAGTAAATCTTCGTCTCTGTCGTGTACTATTAATTCAACCTCTAAAGGTTTTCGGTATGTGCGGTAAAATTGGCTTGTATTACTTTGCATCATATTAATCATAGTTCTAACTAAGTAGAACTTTAATACATTACGGGTGCGCATATCAATTAATCGCTCCTCGTCCATTTCGCATAGCACCTTAAATATTTCGCTTCTTAAATCTTCTCTCAGGTCTTCAGGCTGCATTTTGTCTATTGCTTCCTTTAGTTCTCGGCTCTCCCAAAGTTCTAATATGATGCTATTCTTGTTCATAGTCCTTTAAGATTAGTTTGCCGTTATCTTCGGTTGCTATGTAACAAAAACAATTTGCCGTCTTTGCTAAGTTTAAGAATGCTATTTGGTAGCTGCTTAACTTATCTCCTATTGCTTTTGTTTCGCAGTAAACCGCTACTCCGCTTTGCGTGTGAAAGCCTACTACATCTGGAACTCCCTTAAGTCCTATAAATGTTCTACCTCTAACCGCAAGATTATTATTGCGCCATACAAAGCACCCGTTTTTATTTAGTGTTTGGATAGCTTCTTTGGTTAATTCGTTTGCGGTCATATTACAAAACTATATTAAGAAAACGATACTTTGCCAATTTTTATTTGCTCCTCAAAAAATAAAGATACGGCTACGGCTCTGGCTTGGTTCTTTAACCAACTTTCCGTCCATTCGTCCCGGTACTGCTTTGCGGTTGCAAAGTCCATTTTACTTGCCTTAAAGGTTATTATATCCATTAGTTTCTTTTTGGCAAGTGCGCCATCTTCTTTTGTCCATACCTTGATGCCTGTACTATTAAGCTTAGTAAATACGCTTAATGGGTTAAACAACCTGTCAAAAGTTCTATTTTCAAGAACCTTATATTCCTGGTAAGAGTAATCAATTATCTCTAAATCGGTTAAGTGTGGGATTGCTTCTACTCGTTCTTGTGGCATCATTTTTCTAACTTCGTTTGCTTTTTTCTTATACCTATCCATTACCTGACTAAAGTATGCAGGACTAAAGTTCTGGTAGTGGTCTATAAAGTCATTGGCTATCATTTGCTTAAACGCTACTTTAATCTCGTTTATTGTAAAGCCTCCGTACTCACTCCTTATCCAATCCTCTAAAACTGCTAACTTAACTTTGTCTGGTATTACGTTTATGCCTACTAACTGCATAATGTAAATCAGGTTCTGATGCAGCATTGTTTGATTAAGGCTTCTTATCCTCTCACCCAAAAAGGCGGTCATAATCTCCTGCTCCGAAGGTAGTAGCGTTGATAAGGTTGTAGCCGTCAAGGTTAAATTGTTCTCCTTTTGTAAGTTTTCGTTGATTGTTTGTAGTTCTTTTTGCATATTGTTTAGTGTTTGTTATCCAATTATTTGCTGCTGCTCCCCAACTTTTCATAGGGTTCTTACCTACTTTCCACCCATTGCTTTCGTAGTAATTTACAAACTTCTCGGCTTCAATCTTTGCTACTTCTGTTCCTATCCTGATTGCCATATATTCGTAAACCTGGTCAAATGTACACTTACTTTTATTTATATTTATATCTTCATTTTCATTTTCATTTACATCTTCCATAAGGTTATCTTTAGGTAAACCTAATGGTTTTGTATTATTTTTAGGTCTACCACCTTTAGAGCCATTGTTTCTGCGGCTTTCAGTAAATTGAATGCGTTTTTCAATCTCATTACTTAGTCGGTTATTGTAAAAATTTCCGAATTTGTCTTTTGAAAACTTGCTCAAAACATCAACCGAAACCGAACCTAAAGATAACCTAATGGTTTTGTCTGTAAGTGTACCTTTCTGGTGTTGTAAACATAAGAGAGTAATAAATTGTCCTCTCTCTTCCATTGTTAAATCAGCTACTCCATTTAAAAAGTCGCTGCTATAAAATAGGAATGCAGGGTCTTTTGCCATAAAAAAAATAAACCCCGATAGCTACGAACTACCAGGGTTATTATTATTTAACCACTAAACACATAGTCGGTTCGTAGTACGTCTATGTCTTTTTATATCTGCAAATATACACTAATTTTCAATAAGTTCAATCTTTTGACAAATTCTTTTTAATTTGTCTTTAAACCAATCTTCCGTGTCAATTAGGTTGTTTGCTTGTTTTATGTTATGTATTGCGGTTGTGTGGTCCTTAGTGCCTGAGTATATGCTTATATCTTTGAGGCTTAACTTAGTGTATCGCCTTAATAAATAAGCAGCAGCCTTACGACCAAAAGTAGTTTTTAAACTTCTATCTTTTTTTAACACATCGCATTCAAATGTCTCATCTACTAAACTTACAATTTTTAATGCTCCTATATCTGCGCCTAAAGGCTGATTATCTTCAATGCCTAATAGTCCCAACTGGTGCATCATATCGTGTAGGCGTATATGGGTAAGTCTTTGAGCATAATATAAATCTTTTAATTGTTTGATTGATACATCTTTTTTCTTAGTTAGCATAATTAAAACGGCAATCCTTCCGTATCTTCTTTTGGTTTAAAATCATTTACATAAATCTTAAAGTCTGGTTGTTTGTCCTCTGTCTTGTAAGAATTAACCCACATAGAGTATTTAACATTTTCAATAGTAAAATTAATTACTTCTCCTTTAGCAGTTGTCTTTTTCCAAGCACCTGCACTCCATTTTTTCTCTGTCATTTTATTTAGTTTTAATTGAATATTTAGCTACTAATTTACTTTGTTTTTTTGTACCTACGTTAATTAATTCCGTTTGTACTTTGTAGCCTTTGCGTTTTAATTCAAACACTACTGCTGCTAATCTTAAGCTATTGTACTTCGTCAATGCTTGGATTGGTGTCAAGGTCTTGCCCGAAAGCAAGTGGTTCAAGATGCGTTGTTTCTGTGTCATTGTTTGGGATTTGGGTTAAAAATACTGGTTTGTCTAAAATGGTTTGATACTTTTCTATGAATGTTAATAAGTCAGCGTATGCCTCTTCGTTATACCAAGCGTAGTGGTATACTTCTGCCAGGAGCATCTGCCTTTCAAATGGTAGCAAGTCTCTCATTAGCTTTTCTTTATTGTTTCTTTAATCTTGTTAAACTCTTCTAAGGTCTTGATAGCATTGATTTTCAAAGCAGCCTTTACCTTCTGGTCTTCAGTAAACTTTGTCTTATCAAGTGCTTCAATTAAGAATGCCTTTTGTCCTTCGCTTACTTCGTCTTTATGTTCGTTAGTAGCGTCTGCATCTTTGGTATCGTCTATTGCAAAGAGTCCGTTAAGGGCGTACTTCCTGGCGTAGCTACTTGCTGCTCCGGTAATCTGTGAAGCGTCCATACCTTTTTTGTTTTCCTCTTCACGCGCTAACCCCGTGCAAGTAATGTTATCCTCTAAGTTACTTAGACAAGCAGTAGCCTTTACATATACCCGACCGCCTACTTCTACGACCTCATCGCTTAACATTAAAGCGTAGCCGTATTTATGGCAGATAGGTTTTGCAGCTTCGATTATATCTTCTGCACTTCGGTACTTGTATTTAGCAAAAGCATTGAATTGATTTTTAGGTGCTTTTAATTCCTGTTGTATTTTAATTAGGCTCATTTGTTTCTGTTGTTTCTTTAATAATATAATGTTCTAATACTTCGATAGTCGGCTCTTGTTTTTTTCTCATACCTATAAATATTTCATAGGCTTGTGAATAGTCCAAAGATATAGTGTCCTTTTGGTAGCGATTATCTACTGTTGTATAATAGTAAACATCGCCTCTGTGGTTAGTTTCTTTGATAAATTCAATCTTCATATTGTTCGGTTTTTAAAAGTTCAAGTTCTGCATTGTTTTCTACCCAACGAGTAAACGTATAATCGTCATCTTCGTAGTCGTAGTTTTTAGGCAATAGAGCAGGGTCATAAGGGTTTGTAGTACTCCTATCCCCGTCAATTAAGATGTTCCCGTATCGCTGATATTGGAACATTTGGTAGGTGGTTAAATGTGTCATATTGTGTTTTGTTTCAACAAAGATAACACATTACACAATACAAAGTGCAAAAGTAATAAATTTATTTTTGTAACCTTGTTGCAAATAATGGGTTTTGTATAGGACAAAAAACCGAGTAATGTGCATTTTATCGCACATTATGTCAAAAAAAGGTATCTAATGATGTAAAATTCCGACATAAAGTAAGGGTAAAACTTATCTATTGATTGATAAATACAACTTTATTGATTGACAAATTCGGTAGTAAAATGCAGCCAAAAGTAGTAGAATTACTACCTTTATTGTACTTTAAAGGTCTAAAGTAACTTTTGAAAGTAAAGTTTGTCAGAACCCCCATATGAATACTCCGGTAAGTAAAGCTTGAACCGGCAATCTATAAGGTTATTAGCCGAAGGGAAGTTGTCTAAAGTAGTGTAAGTAATAGCTATGTGGCAAAAAGTAGATGCTGCCTTTAACCTGGTTCTAATCATTCGTCTTTGTATGCCCTGTCCTCTATATTCTTTTTTAACCCAAGCCCTGTTAAATATACAAATGCCCTTAGAATAAATTGAGCCGCAATATGCAACGATACGGCTCATATCGTCAAGCATTACCCACCACTCACGATTGAACTGGAACTCATCTCCGCAACCTTTAAAGTTTGGGTTTGTGTAATCTAATTGCTTTAGGTCTTCGTAAACTTTTTTATCTAAAATATTTCCGAAGCTGAATATCTTCTTTAGGCGCATTGTGTATCTGTTCGAGTTTAGTAAGGTATAAAATGGCATCTTGTAGTTCCTGCTTCAAATGTGTTATCCATTGCCCAGTAGATAAGTCTTGCCTATCCATTGTGCAGTTATACTTTTCTTTGCCTACTTTTTCACGCCTACGCATATCTTTAATTACTAAGCTAAGTATTTTACTATCCATTATTTTTCTGTTTTAGAATGTATTTTAAAACAAGTTTTGCACTTGTATAATATCTTCTTAACTCCTGTTGCGGTTGTGCGCCTCATTTGTATTATCAAGTCATCGCTTCCGCACTCAGGGCAGCTACCTCTGTCTGCTCCGAAGATAACTCCGTAATGTGTTTTAGGTTCTATGTGCAGCTTTAATGCGTTAAATACTTGCTCTAATAACACTACGTCCTTCTGGCAGTACTTAATCATTTTAGCCATTGCAATCTTATCCTTATGCAGAACTATGTCTTTCCATAAACTATATTCTGTTTTGATTTTAGTGCCAATACCTAAATAGTCAGCTATGTAATTAAGCTTGTTGCTATTAAATCTAAACTTTTGCCTTGCTACCTTTAGCGTGTCAATAGTAACATAAGAAGGGAACATCTCTATTTTATGAAACAAGCACCTGGTTCTTATCCAAGCAAGGTCGAACTTATCTCCGTTGTGTCCTACTAACTCCGATGCAGTATTAGCTACCTCTACAAACTTTTGCAGCATTCTTTTGTCATTCTGTTTGCTATCCCATTCTAAATAATAAACTTCTTTTTCGTCTTCCCACTTGTAACAGATGCAAATTACTGCACGTTCTTTGATAATGCTATCAGTTGTAATGTTTAACTTGTAACCAGCAGTCCAGAAAAAGCCTACGTTCGGGCTTGTTTCGATGTCAAAGAATAGTCGTTTGCGTTTGGTTTTGAGCATTATTTATTTTTTGCTGAATTTATCTATTGTGGTATAACCCATAGCAAATAGCGTAAGATACAAGACCGCATCTACCAGCTTATCGCTTGGGTTAATTTTTAAGATTATATTTAAGAACAAAGAAATAAAAAGACAAATGCTGCCAAGCATAGCCACTACTCTTTTATGGCTTATACTGTTGCTTTCGTCCGATAATAAATTAACTAATATAGTTCTAAAGTTGCTCATATAGTTTAGCCTCAGCTTCTCTTCGCCTCACTAACCCTTTTAGCACCACACCATTTGCCTTCGTCCATTTCATAAACTCAGCCTTAATTGTTGGGTCTTTAGGATTGACATTTACCTTCTTTAGTAAAGTGCTTTTCTTTAAGTTGCCCGTGCCTACATTAAAAGCAAACGAAACAATCGCAGAAAAATTGTTTTCACTAACATCTGATTTTACAAGTGCATCTGTCATTCTCGCAAAATCATTAATAATTATGTCAAATAATTCATTCGCCCTTTCCTGAGTAATCACATCGCCTTCCTTTACTTTGCTTCCGTCCTCGTAGAATGTATTGCCATAGCCAATAGTCCAGACATTAGCCGGACATTTGTACGCCTTTAACTTGCACCCTTCGAAGTGCTTTACTAAATCTTTACCTGCTTTATTTATTTCCATAACTTATTCCAATATGCTAAAATTAATACAATGGCTATTATTAGACCGATTAGAGCCTTCCAAAAGTTATTCTGTGTACTTACCTTACTTTTGTCCGCAATCGAAATTTGAGTACTTTCCGTGCGATTAAACGCTATTGTGTCTTTTTTAATAAGACTATTGTCTGTTTCCTTCTCTCGTATCTCGTAAATCCATTTAGTTACGATTTTGGGAATAACTATAATACTATCCTTTGTAATACGGATTGTGTCATAGATAGTAATACTCTTGGTAAATATTTGCTCCTTCTCTATAATCTTGGTAACGCTATCGTAAAAAGTCAAACGCACGGAGTCAATCTTAATAGTTCCCGTGCTATCGTATCTCTTTTCAAACTTCTTAACAGAAGCGCAAGATGTAAGTAGTAAAGCTAAAAGTATTATTCTCATTTTAGTTTCTTAGTCATTTTCCAATAGTATCTAATAGCCATACCGCCAGAAATAATAGCAACCAAACTCGCCAACAATGTGAATAGTGGTTGAATACTTGTAATGCTAAGAGTAGCACTTACTAATGATACTATTGTTGATTGGTCTGCTTGGTTGTTATTTTCCATTATAATTCTTCTTCTTCTTGTTTGTTAAATTCTATACCATTAGTCCAATCTTCTAAAAAAGTAAAGTCCTCAAGACCTTGTGGATTGACTACGTTAATTATTACAAAGTCAAATTCTTTATCATTTAAAGCTTCAATGTCCTTAGTTAGTTTCTTGATGCCGTCTTTTGAATACTTGTAATTTCCTTTGTCATCTAATAGTAAGCAGTCCTTATCGTCTGTCTGAGCATTGTCTAAACGCAAAATTTCAACTTCTGCTTGATAGTCTTCGTGATGCTTCTTAACCTTCTCGTATAACTTAAAAAGCTTCTTTTGGGTTTTGCTTTCCTGGTTACCGATTACGGCATTAATGCTGCTTACTAATTGTAATAATTGTTTGTGTTTCATTTTGATTTTTTTGTAAAGATATATAGATTTTAATTATTCCACGGCAAAGGTAAGTTTACAATCGGTGGGTTCTTTTGGTTCTCAATTTGAGAAACTAAGTTACTATCCAAAGCAGCGACATCATTACCGGCTACTAACCACTCGCATACTTGGTCATAAGTTAAATCAGCATAAGCGGTAAAGTCCGTTTCCGAAGGTGTAGCGCAACCCATTGCCCCGTAAACCTCAGCATTGTAAGTTTTGTCTCCGTCTACTTGTTCTGCTTGGTAACGCCAATGCACTACTTTAACTACGTCAGTTAAACCATCTTCGCTCGGTGCGGTGT